ATAATGCTTTCCGGGGTTCATTCATTAACCGGGGATCATATTGAGATTTATGTCGCTTCTGACCGCGAACTCACTAATGACGAAGTTGTAAGTGCAGTGAATAAATACCTGTAAATATAACTTACTGACCTTTGAAGACACTTTGATCCTCTTGGTTATCAGGCCGTTTTAAAATTTACATTGAATAGAGATTATGGTGAATCCCCCTAAGCGGCGGGGCTAAGTAACCCGATAGCTCCTCTTCACTAGGGCTCATCGTGAACTTCTGAAGCAGCGAGTCATGGGGGTTATCCCAAAGGCTCACCGGGAGGCACCCGGCACCATATGCCAAAGCCCTTGCATCTCTGCAGGGGCTTTTTATTGCCATTACCATGGACTGACTCATCGTAATGGGAATACATACTTTCCCATGAATGCAATATGTACGAGGAAGAAACGAGGGATGCAGATTCATCCGTTACTGCTGAGGGTCACATTTAGCTTTGATATCGCCTACAAAGGATCCCACAGCATCTTGCGAGGCGCTACTAGAGTTTGTTCGGTTAAGCGTCATAAAAGCTTTAGTGCCATCAGTTGATATCTGCCATGTCTGAACAGTCATTCCCAAGCCTATATTGTACGTTCCTAACATCGAAGTTGGGCTTAAAACTGTATAGGTCATGATGCTATCTGTAACGGATGGGGAGTTTTTATCAATGTTGAGTACAAATACTTTTCCCGAGAAACCGTCTTTTTTGAACTGAAATTGATTGTATTGTTGGGAACCTACGCCAGTTAGATTGTTTACAACCCAGCATCCAGCATCCGCAGATGTGGCGGCTAATGTCAGCACAGCTCCAAATAAATACTTCTTTATCATTATTAACTATTCCTGCTTCTGATTTATATGAATGTAGCCAGCACAGAAATAATACACGCATCTCACGTTTGATAAAGATTCATCCACAGTTGCAGTTATAGAGAAAACAATGGCAAAACCGGACTGGGGCGTGCTTCAGCAACGGTTCCTGTCCGATCATGCCGAAACCGACGTATCACCGAAGGAATGGTGTGAAGCGCAGGGACTGAATTATGCGACCGCACGCCGTTACATCAAAAAGCTAACTGTACAAAGTGCGCAAAAACCTGCGCAGAAGAAACTGCGCACTGCGCAAAAGGAAAAGTGCGCAGATGAGCTGGTAGGTGATGATGGATTAACGGCACTACAAAGATGCTTTGTTGCGGAGTACTTGAAGGATCACAATGCCACACAGGCAGCTATCCGGGCGGGGTACAGCAAGCGGAATGCTGACAAAATCGGACCTGAGCTCCTAGGGAAAACTAGGGTTGCGCAGGCAATTGCGCAGCAGCAGAAAGCCTCCATTGCGCGCACACTTGGTAGTGCCGATGACGTGCTCGCGCAGATGTGGCAGCTCGCCACCTTTGATGCCAATCAGCTCTCGCAATATCGCCGCGGCGCGTGCCGTTACTGCTGGGGCTTTGGTCACCATTATCAGTGGCGCGATGCCGTAGAGTTTGATGAGGAGCTGGCTAAGGTTGAAGGGCGAGAAGGAGCCAGACAGCCAGAAGACACTGGCGGCTACGGTTACGACCACAACAAAGAGCCAAACCCTGAATGCCCTCGCTGCAATGGCGACGGCATCGGCCAGCCTTACTTTCCTGATACACGCAAACTTCCCGCAGTTTCCCGGCTCGCTTACTCCGGTGTGAAGGTTGGCAAGAACGGTGTCGAGATAACTGCAATCAGCCGAGAGCGGATGTTCGAAGCGGTGATGAAACGGCTTGGCTTGGCTGATAGCGAGTTCGCACAGCGCCTGCAGCAGATCGAAATCGACCGCCGGTTGCTTGAGGTCGAGAAACTCCGCAAAGAGCTGGCCGGCGATGATGACGACGATGAACCAACCCCAGTACAAATCAATATCAACGTAGTGGATGCGAGGGCAGACGATGGGGATCAGCCCGACACTTAACATTCCTCAGGCTCGCTTCCTCGCTATGCAGCACAAGTTCAAAGCCTACGTTGCCGGGTTTGGTTCGGGTAAGACGTGGGTGGGGTGTGGCGGCATCTGTAAGGGGATGTGGGAATATCCGAAGATAAACCAGGGCTACTTTGCGCCGACGTACCCTCAGATTCGTGACATTTTTTACCCAACGATTGAAGAAGTGGCCTTTGACTGGGGGCTGTCAGTCAAAATCAACGAGGGGAATAAAGAGGTTCACTTCTACGAGGGGCGGCGATATCGCGGCACAACCATATGTCGCTCGATGGAAAAGCCGGGCTCTATCGTCGGCTTCAAAATCGGTAACGCGATGGTGGATGAGCTGGATGTCATGGCCGCCGCCAAAGCGCAGCAGGCGTGGCGTAAAATCATTGCGCGTATGCGTTACAACGTTCCTGGTCTGAGAAACGGCATCGATGTCACGACCACGCCTGAGGGATTCAAGTTCGTCTATCAACAGTTCGTGAAGGCGGTACGAGATAAGCCCGAGCTGGTGTCACTGTATGGATTGATTCAGGCCAGCACATTCGACAACGCAAAGAACCTGCCAGCGGATTACATCCCGTCACTACTGAGCTCTTATCCGGATGAGCTGATTCAGGCTTATCTCCGCGGCAAGTTCACCAACCTGAACAGCGGGACTATTTACCACACATTCAACCGCAGGCTGAATAACTGTTCTGACGAAATACAGAACGGAGATCCGCTGTTTATCGGTATGGACTTCAACGTGGGGAAGATGGCCGCGATTGTTCATGTAAAACGTAATGGGCTGCCTCGCGCGGTACGTGAGCTGGTTAAGGTTTACGACACGCCAGCGATGATCAAGCGCATTCAGGAAGAATTCTGGCGTTATGAAGATGGCCGCTACGTCAAAAGCCGGGAGATTTATATCTATCCGGATGCCTCGGGCGACTCCCGTAAATCGCAGAACGCCAGCAAGACCGATATCGCGCAGCTCAACGACGCCGGGTTCAGCGTTATCGTTGATGATGCCAACCCACCCGTGAAAGACCGTATCAACTCTATGAACGCCATGTTCTGCAATGCCAACGGCGAACGCCGCTATCTGGTGAATGTGCAGAACTGTCCGGTCTACACGGAGAGCCTTGAGCAGCAGATATGGGCGGCAAATGGTGAACCGGATAAGTCAGCAGATAACGATCACCCCAACGACGCTGGTGGGTACTTCATCGTGAAGGATTACCCGATCGTGAAACCGGCATACTCAATCACCATGGACACCACTTTCTGATATGGCAAACGACGACATCACCTGGGTTCGACCAGAACACCGGGCGGCTTCTGCTGCCTGGAGAAAATACCGGGACTTCTGCAAAGGGGCTGAGGCCGTAAAGGCGGCGGGTAATAAGTATCTGCCTTATCTCGACCCTACCGATAAATCCACGCGTAACCGCAAACGCAACGAAGACTATCTCAGCCGAGCAGTGTTCTATGCCATTACGGGCAATACGAAAATCGGCATGCTGGGTCTCGCTTACAGAAAAGACCCAACGTTCAACGGTCCGGAAAAGCTCAAATATCTTTTGGACAATGCTGACGGCGCGGGGACCAGTATCTATCAGCAGTCGCAGCTGGTGGCAGAGAATGTGCTGGAGATAGCGCGAGAGGGCATTTACGTCGATTACGCTGAAGAGTCCGACGAAGCAATCATTCTCCGCTATCCGGCAGAGAACATCATCAACTGGCGAACAAAGCGTATAAACGGACGCGATCAGCTAGTGCTGGTGGTTCTGCGCGAATGTGTCGAAGAGCCGGATGGTTACGCTTACAAGGACGAGATCCAGTACCGTGAGCTTGCGCTGGAGGAAGGGAAGTTCATTTGCAAGGTCTGGCGACGTGCTGGTGGCACCGCAAGCGGAACCTACACCGTAGACAGCGAATACCATCCGAAGCCTAAAGGGAAGGAATACTGGGATGAAATCCCGTTCACCTTTGTTGGCGCCCAAAACAACGATTCCACTATCGATGATTCACCGCTGGCCGCGCTGGTCGAGATAAACCACGGCCATTATCGCAATAGTGCTGACTATGAAGACAGCGTGTGGTTCTGTGGCCAGGTGCAGCCGTATATGACCGGGCTTGATACCGGGTGGCGCGATCACCTCGAAAAGAAGGGTGTCAAAATTGGCTCCCGGTCACCGCTACTGCTTCCTAAAGAAGGGTCGTTTGGCTATGCCCAGGCGCAGCCGAACATGCTGGCGAAAGAGGCCATGGACAGCAAACGCGATTACATGGTGCAACTGGGAGCCCGACTGATTGAGCAGAACGCCACGGCGAAGACGGCGACGCAGGCGAGCGGGGAGCAATCTTCATCGACATCTGTCCTGGGCATCTGCGTCTCGAACGTTTCCGAAGCCTACACACTTGCCCTGGGCTGGTGTGCGAAGTATCTCGGCATCAAGGGCGAATCGACGAGCTACACGATCAACCAGGAATTCATCGCTAAGGTTGCCGAGTCCGGCATGATTACCGCCATAGTGAATGCCTGGCAGTCCGGTGCGCTGCGCGATACGGATATGATTCGCGCGCTGCAGAAACTTGATCTCATCGATCCGGCAGACAGCCCGGACGACGTGATTGATGCCCTTCGCAATCAGGCACCGACAATGACTGGAGGCTGATATGGCGACGGTCAACTACAGGCTGCGTGATGAGGCGATTGGACATTCTGTTTGGCTCACTCGCTACGCCACGGGCGTGGCGAACAGAATGGTTAAGTTGCTCAACGAGACGGATGCCGATTTGTCGGCGCGCCTGCTTGATGCGCTCGACAGGTTGCCTCCGGAGAGTTTCACCGTTAACCGGCTGCAGAGTTTACTAGGCAGCGTGCGCGAGCTTAATCACCAGGCTGTTGCCTCCATGCAGGCCGGTCTTCAAAACGAGCTGGTGGAGCTTGCCAAAAATGAGGCCAGTTATCAGCTGAGCCTGTTCGATTCCCTCTTGCCATCACAGGTCCTCTCACGCTACCCGTTGCAGGGCGTCAGCGCTGATATGGTATACGCCGCGGCCATGGCAAAACCCTTTCAGGGGCGGCTACTCAGTGAATGGGCGGATAATCTGGAATCGGACAGGCTGGCGCGGATAGTGAATGCCGTTCGCCGGGGATATCTTGCCGGCGATACTGTGGAGACAATCGCTCGTAATGTCCGTGGTCATGCCAACAAAAATTACCGCGATGGCGCGCTGCAGATGAGCAGGGCAAACGCGGCCAGTATTGCCAAGACAGCAGTGAACCATCTGGCCGCCACCGCGCGCAACAGCTTCACTAATGCCAACAGCGATATTGTGAAGGGCAAGCAGTGGCTATCAACGCTGGACAACAAAACCAGCTTCGACTGCATCATTCGTGACCTGCTGCGTTACACCCTGGACAACAAGCCGGTCGGGCACAAGGTGCCTTACTTGCAGGGACCAGGGAAGATTCATTTCTGCTGTCGCTCAACGGAAACGCTAATCCTCAAGTCCTGGCGCGAGTTGGGTATCGACATCGATGATATGGACGAAGGGACACGTGCCAGCATGGACGGGCAGGTTCCGGGGAAAACCACGTATCTGAAATGGCTCGAACAGCAGCCGCCACAACGACAGGACCAGGTCCTGGGCGCAGAGCGGGGGCGTCTATTCCGCGCCGGCGAAATCGACATGGCGGACATGTTCACCGATAAAGGTGAGTGGATAACGCTGGAAAGGCTCAAAAAGCTTTCAGCGATCGAAAGCTAACAATTCATAACTTACATCACGCCCTGGCTATCGCCGGGGCTTTTTTATGGGCGAGGCCCGGCAAAATCCCAAGGGGAAATTATGTTAATTCGAAACATGCTTCTTAAATTTTACGCACCCGAAAGTGGCGGTGAGGGAGGCGGTGGTGGCGGTATCGAAATCACCCCTGAAATCCAGAAGCTGATTGATGAGCGCGTGACCAGCGAAGTTACTGGTCTGAAAACCAAAAACTCCGAGCTACTGGGAACAATCAAACAGCAGAAAGAAAACCTGTCCCGCTATGACGGTATCGACCCGGATGCCGTGCGCGGCATCCTGCAACGTTTCTCCGACGACGAAGAGGCAAAGCTGATTGCCGCCGGAAAAATCGATGAGGTACTCGACAAGCGCACCGAGCGCCTGCGTGCCGACGTCGATAAGCAAATCAAAACGGCAAACGACCGCGCAGATAAAGCCGAAGCGTTTTCCAACAAATTCCGGGATCGCGTTCTTGGCGATGCTATCCGCTCAGCTGCCTCTAAAACCGGCGCGCTACCGGAAGCATCCGATGACCTGATTCTCCGTGCCAAAGGCACATTCAAGCTCAACGACGAAGGCGAGGCCGTAGCGGTTGATGCAAATGGCGATGTTCTGTTCGGCAAAGACGGCAAAACCCCACTGAATCCGCTTGAGTGGGCGGAGTCTCTCAAGGAGACAGCCCCTCATCTATTCCCACGCGCAGAAGGTACTGGCGCTGGCGGACACAAGCCAAACGGTGGGGGCAGTCTGAAACGCTCCGAAATGAGCGCCAGTGACAAAGCGGATTACATCCGCAAGCATGGCCAGCAGGCCTTCCTCAAACTTCCGAAATAAGGCTTTACGTTCATGACGACTGTGAATAACGATCTGATCATCTATGACGACCTGGCACAGACCGCTTTCCTCGAGCGACGCCAGGACAATCTGGCCATCTTCAACGGTTCTTCCAACGGCGCGATTCTGTTGGACAACGAACTGATTGAAGGCGATTTCCGCAAACGTGCCTTCTATAAAGTGGGCGGCTCTATTGAATCGCGTGACGTGAATTCCACCGATAAAGTGACGGGCAAGAAGATCGGCGCCGGTGAAGCCGTGTCCGTTAAGGCACCATGGAAATACGGTCCGTACGAAACGACCGAAGAGGCATTCAAGCGTCGCGGTCGCTCTGTCGACGAGTTCTCTGAAGTGATCGGTACTGATGTGGCGGATGCGACACTGGAAGGCTACGTGAAGTACGGCCTGAAAGCGCTGACTGCGGCAATCGGCGCGAACGCCGACATGGTGGTTACCGCTGATATCGAAACGGACGGTAAAAAGACCCTGACGCGCGGCTTGCGTAAATACGGCGACAAATTCAACCGTGTGGTTCTCTTTGTCATGCACTCCGCAACCTACTTCGACATCGTGGATGAGGCGATCGCCAACAAAATCTACGAAGAAGCGGGTGTGGTTGTGTACGGCGGCCAGCCGGGCACGCTCGGTAAACCCGTGCTGGTGACCGACACCATGGAAGTGGATGCAATTCTGGGGCTGGTAACAGGTGCAGTAACCGTAACTGAATCTCAGGCACCGGGTTTCCGCTCTTATGACATCAACGACCAGGAAAACCTGGCGATCGGCTATCGCGCAGAAGGTGTGGTTAACGTTGATCTGCTCGGGTACAGCTGGGACACCGCAAAAGGTGATAACCCGGACCTGACCAAAATCGGCACTGCCGGCAACTGGAAGAAGCACTTCACCAGTAACAAGTCCACGGCTGGCGTACTGATCAAGCTGGAATCCGTCGCGGGGGAGTAACACTGTCAGCGGATAAATCCTCCGCAACTGCTGACAGCACTGACGCGGTCACTGTTTCCCTCAAATACACGCTGAATGAAACCGGCGTATCCGGCAAAACCGTTGTATGGACGTCCACGGGCGGCACGCTAAGCACTGCGAGTTCTCAGACCGGCTCTGCGGGTGGTGCAACGGTCAAACTTACCTCCGATACAGAGGGTGTATTCACTGTTACCGGCACAGTTGAGGGTATGGTGAAAACCAGCAATGAAATCACTTTCATCGCACCTGCCGGCGAGTAACGCATGGGGCGAAAGCCCCTTATCCTGGATGCCCAGATGATTAAAACCGATATAACCGCAACTGACGCCAACAGTTACGCCAGCGAAGATGATCTGACATCGTTTGCCACTTCACGAGGGATAGACCTGCCCGAAAAGCTTGAACCTCTGCTGATAAGGGCGATGGACTATCTGGAAGGCCTGGACTGGATTGGTGCCAAAGCAGACTCTCGGCAGCCACTTGCATGGCCACGCGTGAATGTTGTTCTGGATGGTCACGATCTTCGATCTGATGAACTGCCGCGACAGGTTATCACTGCACAGTGCATGCTTGCGATTGAGGCGATTGAAGGTGATTTGCTCTCTAGCGTGCGTGAGGCCGCAGTAAAAACTGAGCGCGTGGAGGGTGCCGTTACCATGACCTATGCGGTCGCGGATGGTGAGGTGTTTACGCCGTCTTATCCTGCCGTAATGGCTATCCTTGGCGAGCTTGCCGGTGGCCGCGGTTATGCCATCAATTCCTTTGCGGAGCGTGCGTAATGTCCATCAACTACGAGCGCATGCAGGCGACCGCCACCCGCATGATTAAGCAGAATGGCGTCTCTTATAACGTTACTCGTAAGGGTACTGTAACGGTTATCGGCGGTGTTGAGCATAAAACCAAGGATCTCCACTTCAAAGCAACCGGCGTAAAGACGGAATACAAACCGGGTGAGATTGACGGAACCGTTATCGAAAGCGGTGATGTGCAGATCGTTTTTACTGCTGAGCAGCTAATCAAAACTGGGGACCTTGTCGATGTGGATGGCGTAACGCATCGCGTAGTGAAACCGAATCCGTCGAAGCCGGGATCTGTCTTGCTCTGCTATAAAGCACAGTTGAGGGCATAACATGGGTGATAACCAGGCATTTACTGCAGCCATCACCGCTTTTGTGGACCAAGCGAAAGCGAATCAGGAAGCGGTGGTACGCGCGGTCGGCATCCGGATCCTCAACCAGTTGGTTATGATGTCGCCCGTTGGTAACCCCGAGCTCTGGGGGATAAACCAGACTGCAGTTCCTTACAACCAGGCTGTGTATGACCACAACGAGGCACAAAGAGCTGTACCTTCCAACCTGACTAAAACCGGACGGCTCAAGAAAAAGGCCCGGCTGGTGGATGGGATGGATATCAAGGCACCGCCAGGCTACACCGGCGGGCGGTTTCGCGGCAACTGGCAGGTGTCGTTTGATGCGCCCACGACCGAGGAGAACGGGCGGATTGATAAGACCGGCGATCTCACCAAAGCCGCGGGAAACTACACGCTTTCACTGTTCAAAGTTCGGATGCGTTCAATCTACTTCTGCAACAACGTCCCTTATGCCTATCCGCTTGAAATGGGTCACTCCACCCAGGCGCCGGGCGGGATGGTGCGCATAACGGCTGCTGAGTTCCAGCGATTCTTTGATGATGTAATCAGGGAGGTTGTGAAGTGATTCCTGACATTGCCGCAGCGCTGGCCAGCAGGCTAGGTGGATGGGCTGATGCAAATGGTATCCAGGTTGCCTGGGAAAACGTGCCATTCACACCTCCTGCGGACGCAATCTATCTCGCAGTTCACGATATGCCAGCCACGCCGCGCACCCTCGATCTCGGGCTCCGCTGCCGGACGTACTCTGGCGTCTACCAGATTAACGTTGTAGCACCGGCCGGAACAGGCCGTTCTGATGCCGTTGCGCTTGCGAGACAGGTGGTGGAGTTATTCCCCGAAGGGCAGGAAATCGAGGGGGTTGGCTTCAGTTGCTGGATTTCGGGAGCGCCAGGCGTGTACCGCGGTATCGCGACGTCAGTTTCCTACACCATTCCTGTCAGCATGAATTATCGCGCTGACATGTCCAGCTAGTCCTCTCAGCTCTCTATATCTAACCGGCCCTGTGCCGGTTTTCTTATTTCTGAAGGAGAACACAATATGGGCTTTGCACTGCCTAACGGCGCTCACGTCTATCTGGCATCGGGCTATGGCCCAGCCATTACCTTCACCGGGGCGACGAACGCGGAACACGCGGTAATTACCGTGAGCGAAGCTGATGCACTCAAGGTCGGCGACGTCGTTCACGTGAACTGCAACTGGTCTGGAATTGATAATGTTATTGCGAAAATTGACGCGATTGCAGAAAGCGCTGTAACTCTTCGCAATATCAATACCATCAACAAAAACAAATATGCCGCTGGCGGCGGTAGCGGTTCAATCCGCAAGGTGCTTGAGTGGACTGAACTGCCGCAAATCACCGAGGTGTCAAAATCCGGTGGCGATCAAAACACCACACAGATTCAGTTCCTGAGCGACGACCGCCAGCGCAACCTGAACACCTATAAATCCGCTGTTTCCCAGACCTACTCGATCGCCCATGACTCCACACTGCCGGTTTATCCGTTGCTGCGCCAACTGGACGAAGATGAAGAGACTGTAGCGGCATACATGTACGTGCCGAAGGCAAAGGAGAACCGTTACTGGGCTGCGACCGCATCCTTTGACGACACGCCATCCACGGCGGTAAACGAAGTGGAAACCGTGAGCGTAGTGCTGAATCTGCAGTCGCCGGCGATGACGTTCTACAAAGTGACCGACGCTGCAGCTTAACCTGACTAACTTCCACCTTACAGGCCTCCATTCCGGAGGCTTTTTTACGCTAAGAGGTAACGATGGCGACCAAATTCACTCTACAGCCCAAACTAACTTTCAAGGCCAACGTTTCCATCCCGCGCGCTGGTGATGAGGATGGCGTGCTGACTTTCACGTTTAACCACAAGCCGCTTAAGGAGCTGGCGGATTTGGAAAAGCTGGAGGGCAAAACCGCCACCGATTTTCTGATGGAAATCATTTCAGGCTGGGCGCTGCCTGATGCTTTCAACGCAGACAATCTGGGGTTGCTCCTGGAAAACTACCCGGCGGCCATGAAGTCCATCCCGGAGACCTATTATCGCGAACTGATGGGCCAGCGCGAAAAAAACTGATAGCGGTTGCCTCGGCGTTCTATACGCCTGAACCCACAGCAGCAGACCTAGCTCCTTATGGGCTGAGTCCGGACGATTACGATGATGAGATCGTGGACGTATGGCCCGATGTATGGCTTTCGTTCTTAGTGTTCCAGGCTGTCAGTACACAGTGGCGCACGGGAATGGGGGGCGCAACGGGCCTGGACTACAAAGTCTTGCCATGGTTAATGCGCGTTCATAACGTGAGCGACGAGGTAACCGCACTTTCAGATATACAGGTTATGGAGCGCGCAGCCTTGAAAATTATGCATAAAGAGAGGGCGTAATGAGTAACGATATCGCCACTATTTCGTTGCGCGTTAACACCAGTGATCTGGAGCGCGGCAGCCGAGAACTGGAACATTTTCAGGACACCGCAGCCGCGGCAGCAGGTAAAGCCGATGCTCTGAATAACACGTTCCGCACCGGTGTTGATAACCAGAAAAAAAACAGCGAAAGCCTGAAGCAGCAGCGGCAGGAGCTACAGAACCTGCTGAATAAAATCAGCCCGGTTAATAAGGCTCTGGATGAACTGGACTCAATTCAGGAAAGCCTGGCTAAGTTTCGCGGTAAAGGGCTGGTGGCGGATGAAGATTTTAACCGTTACAACAGCGTACTCGAGACGACCCGTACAAAACTGGCGCAGGTCATGGAGGCTGAAACGACAGAAGGGCGAGCTCGCATTGAGCAGGCTCAAGCGGCACAGAGAGCGGCAGCCTCAGGTAAAACGTTCATTGCATCACTGGAAGAGCAGACAGTTGCAATCGGCAAAACACGCGCTGAAATTCTGGAGCTAAAGGCCGCACAACTCGGAGTGACACAGCAGGCTGCTCCGATGATCGCCAAACTAAAAGAGCAGGAAAACGTCTGGAAGAACGGCGCTATCAGCGCAGGCCAATACCGAAATGCTATGCGATACCTGCCAATGCAGATGACGGATATAGCAACGTCGCTGGCTTCGGGCATGCCGCTTTATATGGTTGCTATACAGCAGGGCGGTCAACTGCGTGATTCGTTTGGCGGCGTGGGTAATGCTCTGAAAGCAATGCTCTCGCTGGTGACCCCGGCGAAGCTGGCCATAGGAGGAATGATTGGTGTCGCAGGGCTACTGGTCGCGGCCTGGTACAAGGGTTCTCAGGAGGCATCTGAGTTTAACCAGCAGCTGATATTGACCGGAAACTATGCGGGGAGAACAACCACACAACTCACCGCGCTGGCAAAGTCTATATCAGGTGGCGGAGTTACACAGTATGCGGCTTCATCAGTTTTGTCTCAGGTGGTGGGCTCAGGAATGTTTGATGCGAGCAAGCTTGAAACAGTGAGTCGCGCGGCCGTTGCGATGGAACAGGCAACCGGGCAGGCGGTTGACAAGACTATCGCTAATTTCCAGAAGCTTTATGCCGAGCCAACCAAAGCATCGCAAGAGCTGAACAACCAACTGCATTACCTGACAGCTGCACAGTTTGAATACATTTCTTCGCTGGAACGTCGTGGCGATAAAGAGGCAGCAGGACAAGCCGCCGCAGATGCTTATAGTCAGGCTGAACAACGCAGAAGCCAGCAGATCCTCGATAATCTCGGTCTGGTTGAAAGAGCTGCACTTTCAGCCCGCAATGCTTTCAAAGGGATGTGGGACGAGTTGCTCAACATCGGGCGTCCGAACGCACCGCAAGACATGTTGGCGAAAATGCAGACTGAACTGGCGGAACGTGAAAGCAAGTTATTACCAGAGCGTCAGAAAACGGGTTACGGCTATAGCTATGACACCAGTTCACAGGACAGCGATTACGATAATCGGCGTAAAGCGCAGCTGGCAGCCATAGCGTTGTTAAAGGCCCAGATAGATCCAATGCAGGGAGCGATAACCCTCCAGTCTGACCTTAATGATGCAGTGGCAGCAGGCAAAAAAATTAGTGAAGAGGCGATAACTGCTCAGCAAATCATGAATCGCTATCTTGAAGCGGGTACTGAGGCCACGGAGAAACGACGTTTAGCTCAAGACGAACTAAACAAGGCAATTGCTGATAATGCTAAAGCTGCGCGAAACGGTACGGCGGCTCTCTGGACGGCTGAGGACATAGCCAAAGCTCGAGCTGGGATCGAGAAGCTGTATAAAGAACCCAAAACGTCAAAAGCGAAAGGGGAAACAGTTTCGTCCGGCCTGAGAGCTCAGGACTCTGCTCAATCTGAATTGCTGGCTCTACAGGCGCAACTGTATGCCCTGCAGAAGCATAAAGACCTGAACGACACGATCAGTCAGCAGCGTAAAAACTTATGGACCACTGAAGCCAGGTTCCAGGTGCTGGAAGAGGCTTCCCGGACTCGCTCGCTGACCAAACAGGGGCAATCGCTGCTGGCAAGCAAAGATCAAGTGCTGCAGTTAGCACGACAGAAAGCCCTGTTGGGCGATCAAATTGCCGCACAAGAACAGCTTAACAAGCGAATGGATACCGCGCAGAAATACGTCACGCAGATGGCCGAGAAGCAGACTGCGTTGGTAGGTGGTGCTGGTATGAGTGATCGTCAGGCTAATCGTGAGCTGGCGAAGGGGCAGTTGGCATCGGGCTGGAAGAATGCTGGCGGTTCACTTGATGATGACGGTTACAAAAAACAACTCAAGGCGGCGACTGACTATTACGATACAGAGGATAGGCTTCGCGGCGACTGGCTGACGGGTGCGAAAAAGGGATGGTCTGACTTCGAAGATAATGCGACCAATGTTTATGGCCATATGCAAAATATTTCACAGTCTGCATTTACTGGCATGGCATCAACTCTGACGGATTTTTTCACAACAGGTAAAGCCAGCTTCACGGACTTCCTGACCACTTTCCTTAAGGGCATCGCACAGATGCTTATCCAACTTGCCATGGTCAGCAGTATGAAATTAGCCCTCGGAGGCACCAGCGTTGGTGCGTTCTTTGGTTTCGCTGACGGTGGGCTAGTGCCGGCCTTTGATAGAGGAGGATACACGGGTGACGGCGGAAAGTATCAGCCCAAGGGTGTCGTTCATGGCGGTGAGTTCGTGTTTACGAAGGAAGCAACCAGCGCGATCGGCGTTGGTAACCTCTACACGATGATGCGAGGAGCGCAGGGTTACGCTGAGGGTGGCTACGTTGGCAATGCGCCAATGTATGGGCTGCAATCTGCTGGCGCTGGGGGCGTCACGGTGCAAACCTCAGTTGTCGTGCAGAACCAGAATGCGCAGCAGCAAACGTCAGGCAATGACGAAGCGATCACCCGGGCTTATAAGCAGACGATCGATCAGTCTGTTCGGTCAGGGATTGTGAAGCAACTTCAGCCCGGTGGACTCATCTGGAATGCTACAAAATTCAGATGACAATTTTAGAATGATGTACATGGGGTTATCAGTCAAACGCTTCAAAAACTGAACGCGAGTCTAAAATCTTGCATATGTCTCATTATTCTATCGATTCAGTAGGTTAAACTGATACCCCTGATTGAAGTTCTTATATAAGGATAAATGAAGTGGGCATTACCTATGAACAAATGATTACTAAGAAAAAGACTTTTGATGATGAATTCGTTGAACGAATGCAATTTCTTTATCATGGGAAAAAAAATTTTAGTGGCATATCGCGCCTCTATAGGTATAAGTGAAAGTAGTGTTTGGAAAAATAAAAAGGGAGAAACGAGGCAATATGTGATGCCAATGACGTATGAAGATGGTAGCTACAAATTTAAAGGTGTTAATACAATCGACTCTAATCCATGTGATTTTTTCATTGCCACTGTACTAGACGTAAAGCATGGCGAGCCAACATTTTCCGGATGTAACGTTAGGTTGAAGACTGATCAACAAGCAAAAGAACTATACGTATTAGTTGGTGACTATCCAGAGCAGAAAGAATTCAAAATTATAAATGATGATTTCTCTTATGTTTGTATCGAGATACAAAATAATACTTTCTTAGATATCGATAAATTTAAAAAAAGTTAAGGCGTGGGTCTTTTAGGTCTTAACACTAATCGAAGTATGATTTTCGTCTAATATCTTTCCTTGTGATTGCTATTATTTTATACACTCTATCCATTATCGATACTTAACCCGCTCCGGCGGGTTATTTTATGACCGGAGGAAGCGTGGCGATCCAAACATTCACCTGGCGAACCCAGATACAGACAGGCATGGAGGGCGAATTTAGCCACTCAACTCGCGCCGCATCTTTCGGTGACGGCTATGAGCAGATTGCAGGTGAGGGCATCCATCCCGAAAAGCAGTCCTGGCCAATAACCCTCACGGGTAAAAGAGCAGAGATTCTTACCGCTCTGAATTTCTGCCGTTCGCACATCACAAAATCGTTTATCTGGACATCACCCATTGGCGAGGTGGGACTTTACCGCGTTGAGGCTGATTCAGTGAAAGCGCAGCCCCTCTCGAGCAAAGTAATGACCATAACCGCTACTTTCAAACAGGCATACGCACCATGATCACAGAAGATTACCAGCGACTCGAACCGGGCAATAAAATTCGCCTCATTGAGGTTGATGGCTCCACTTTTGGTGTTGATGACGTCCTGCGCTTCCATGCCTACAACTTGCCCCATACAGCTGATGAAATTGCCGCTGCTGGCGGTGAAGAGACGAAACTTGCAGCGAAAAGTATCTGGTGGCAGGGAAAGGAATATGCCGCCTGGCCATATCAGTTGGAAGGGCTTGAGGCCTCAACTGATGGAAGCAGCGCGCAGCCGACGTTGACCGTCGCAAATATAGACAGCTCTATTACCGCGCTCTGTCTTGCTTACGACGATATGCTTCAGGCGAAAGTGACGATTCACGAAACCTTTGCACATTATCTCGATGCCAGAAACTTTCCTGAAGGAAACGCCACAGCTGACCCGCAGCAGGTTAGAAAGCGTGTGTTCTACATTGATGGGAAAAATAGCGAACTAGCAGGTGAAAGCGTCGAGTTTATCCTCACCAGCCCGATGGACTTACAGGGATTGATGATCCCAACGCGCCAGCTTCATTCCCTGTGTACGTGGTGCATCCGTAACAAGTATCGCTCCGGTGACGGCTGCGATTATGCCGGCACCAAGTACTTCGATATGAACAATAAGCCTGTAGGTGATCCGTCGTTAGATGCCTGTAATGGCACGCTGACCGCATGCAAAATGCGGTTTGGTGAGAATAACGAATTACCCTTCGGCGGTTTTCCGGGTACTTCCCTTATCAGGAGCTAACGATGCGCCAGAAAACGATTAACGCCATCATGGCGCATGCAGAGAAGGAGTATCCGCGCGAGTGCTGCGGTGTGGTGGTGCAGAAAAGCCGTGTGGAACGTTATTTCCCATGTCGCAACCTAGCGGCAGAGCCAACAGAGCAGTTTCTTCTCTCGCCCGAGGATTACGCCGAAGCTGAAGACTGGGGAGCGATTACGGGAATAGTTCACAGCCATCCCGATGCTACTACGCAGCCAAGCGAACTGGACAAGGCTCAGTGTGATGCAACGTTGCTCCCCTGGCATATCGTCAGTTGGCCGGACGGAGATTTACGTACCATCACTCCACGCGGTGAACTGCCATTAATTAAGCGACCATTCGTCCTCGGTCACTACGACTGCTGGGGGCTGGTGATGAGCTATTACCGGCAGGAGCATGGCATTGAGCTCAATGATTATCGGGTGGATTACCCCTGGTGGGAAGATAGTTTTCCGGACAACTTTTACCAGGATTGCTGGTACGAATGTGGTTTCCGTGAATTCGATGGACCGCCGCAGCCTGGTGATATGGTGATTATGCAGGTACAGGCCAACAAGTGGAACCATGCCGGAATCTTACTGGAAGGGAATATTTTGCTTCATCATCTGTATGGCCACCTCAGCCAGCGCGTGCCTTATGGTGGATACTGGCAAGAACGAACCATGAAGTTACTCAGGCATCAGAGCATCCTCATGGAGAAACGGCCATGACTGAAACATTACGAACCATCAGACTTTATGGAGTTCTTGGCACCACCTTCGGCCGTGAGTTCAGACTCTCTGTCACATCTCCAAAAGAGGCAGTACGTGCGCTTTGTGTGATTGTGCCCGGCTTCGAACAATTCCTGAATACCAGTAAACAGCGCGGCCTGACTTACGCAGTTTTTAGCGGTAAGCGAAACCTGGTTTCTGATGAGCTTGATATGGATAAGGGCAGTGAAGATATCCGGATCGCGCCAGTAATAATAGGCAGTAAGAAAGCTGGGGTATTCCAGACGATACTGGGCGCGGTGCTGGTCGTTGTTGGTGTCGTTATCGGTTATTTTTCTGGCGGTACACTTTCAGCTGTCGGTTATGGGGTGGCGAAGTTCGGTGCTGCAATGATGATAGGCGGTGTTGTGCAAATGATGTCGCCGCAGACTGCAGGCCTTGCCAGTAAGCAATCAGCAGACAATCAGGCCAGCTACGCATTTGGTGGTGTGACCAATACTACAGCTCAGGGTAATCCAGTCCCGCTCCTTTATGGTAAACGGCGCATTGGCGGGGCTATTATTTCAGCAGGCATCTATGTTGAAGACCAACAGTAGGCATGTTGTAATATGCTTACTTACTATAAGGATAACATGAGCTTAGATTAATATATGAAAAAAATACATTCTCTTCTATTTTGTGCGTCCCTATTTTCTGGCACGGTGTTGGCTGATAACCATTACATTCCTCTACTTTATAACTTGTCTACAATTTTCGACTTCAATCCAGTTAAGGGGGCTGTTAAATCTATAGATACCTATGTTCAAGAAAATGGTGTAGTTAAAAATAAAATAGCGCTTAAGCTCAATAAGCAAGGTTGCATTGAAAGCCTGGAACTTAATGACGTTTCCTCTGGTTCTAAAACATCTCTAAAATTTAAAAATGGAAATCTCGTTGGCGAGAAACATGGTAAGCCAATATCTTTTGTTTTAAGTAACAAGTGTGACTTGTTAAGCACGAATGAAAACGGCGATGAGCTTACTTATACCCTCAACTCTAATGGGATGATCAAGGATACCTATTTTTTAGGGCAAAAAATAGCTGAGCATTTTTATGACGGTGACTCCAACTTGATTCGTTCAGAGTTTTATGGTTCAGGAAAGGTAATGTTTAAAAGTGAAATTACCTACGTTGATAAAATTAAAAAGCCTCTCGATTATAAACTTCTTAATACTGCTGTTTACAAGGAAGGTTATATAGCGACGTCTTCTTGCGATTATAGCGTTGAGTTGGTCCCTGAGGTCTGCAAGATAACGATACAGAGGGCAGGGAATCCTGTACCAAATCCAGTTGTAATGACAGCCCATACAAAAGCTGAATTCTACTAAATTAATATTTTTGAATGAGCCGCCTTCGGGCGGTTTTTTTATGGGTGCGTTATGGCAAAAAACATCACCGGACGCAAAGGGGGCAGTTCCAGCTCTCGTACCCCAACTGAGCAACCAGACGATCTTCAGTCCGTAGCGAAGGCGAAAATCTTGATTGCTTTGGGCGAGGGTGAGTTTGCTGGTCAGCTAACGGGGAAAGATATTTATCTTGATGGTACTGCGCTTGAAAATTCTGACGGCTCGCAGAACTTTAGCGGCGTAACGTGGGAGTTTCGCCCGGGAACACAGGCACAGAAATACATCCAGGGTATCCCCGGTACTGAAAACGAAATTAATGTCGCAACTGAGGTTTCCAGTGACACGGCCTGGACGCGGACATTCACAAATACTCAACTGTCGGCTGTTCGACTACGGTTGAAATGGCCTTCACTTTTTAAGCAGCAAAATGATGGCGATTTGGTTGGGTACTCCATCCAATATGCTGTCGATTTGCAAACTGATGGTGGTTCCTGGAAAACAGTGCTTAAAACTAGCGTAACGGGGAAAACCACCTCAGGATACGAACGCAGCCACCGTATTAATTTGCCAGAGTCCGGAAGCACATGGACTGTGCGATTACGCAAGCTTACTGCTAATGCGAACAGCGCTAAAATAGGTGACGCAATGACCCTCCAGAGCTTCACTGAGGTCATCGACGCCAAATTGCGTTACCCGAACACAGCCCTGCTCTATATTGAATTTGACTCCACCCAGTTCAATGGCTCTATCCCTCAGATTTCTTGTGAGCCGCGCGGGCGAGTAATTCGGGTACCAGATGTTTATGATCCAGTAAATCGTAGCTACAACGGAATCTGGACGGGTTTGTTTAAATGGGCGTGGACCGATAACCCGGCATGGATTTTTTACGATCTGGTGGTCAGCGACCGGTTCGGTTTAGGCAACCGTCTTACTGCGGCTAATATCGATAAATGGACCCTTTATCAGGTCGCTCAATATTGTGACCAACGGGTGCCTGACGGAAAGGGAGGTAGCGGTACCGAACCGAGATATACCTGCAACGTTTACGTTCAGGACAGAAATGACGCCTACACCGTGTTGCGGGACTTCGCTGCCATATTCCGGGGTATGACCTACTGGGGCGACGATCAGATCGTCTGTCTCGCAGACATGCCTCGAGATATCGATTTTAGTTACACCCACGCCAACGTTGTTGAAGGTAAGTTCACATACTCCAGTAGTACCACCAAGAACCGTTACACCAACGCGCTTGTGTCCTGGTCTGATCCTGCTAACGCTTATGCTGATGCAATGGAGCCGGTATTTGAACAAGCGTTAGTGGCTCGTTACGGTTTCAACCAGCTCGAGCTAACTGCAATTGGCTGCACCAGACAATCTGAGGCAAACAGGAAAGGGCGCTGGGGGATTCTGACCAACAACAAAGACAGGGTAGTGACTTTTAATGTTGGGCTGGACGGAAATATTCCACAGCCTGGTTATATCATCGCCGTGGCTGACAGGAACCTTTCCGGACGCGATTTAGGTGGCCGTATAGCAAAGGCAAAAGGGCGGACCATTACTCTCGATCGTGCCCCTAACGCCTCATCGGGAGACAGATTGATTGTAAATCTTCCATCAGGTATCTCTCAGTCCCGGACGATACAGTCCATTTCAGACCAAACGGTGACGGTCACTACGGCTTACAGCGAGTCTCCACGAGAGGAGGCGATTTGGTTGGTTGAGTCTAACGAACTCTATGCCCAGCAGTACCGCGTTATCAGTGTTGCCGATAACGATGACGGTACGTTTACCGTGGCGGGGGCAAACCACGATCCCGATAAGTATGCCCGCATTGATACTGGCGCAATCATCGACCAGCGCCCCATCAGCGTTATCCCGCCAGGCAACCAGGCACCACCAGACAACATTATTATCAGTTCGTTTTCCGTCGTGCAGCAGGGCATCAGTGTCGAAACCATGCGCGCCAGCTGGGACCAGGCACCCAGTGCCATTGTTTATGAGGCGCAGTGGCGCCGCAATGACGGCAACTGGGTCAACGTACCGCGCAGCTCCACCACCTCGTTTGACGTAACGGGAATTTACGCCGGACGCTACCTGGTGCGCGTGCGCGCCATCAACGCCGCTGAGATTTCGTCAGGATGGGGTTACTCGCAGGAGAAAACACTGACGGGCAAGGTGGGCAATCCGCCGAAGCCTGTGGGCTTTATGGCCACGGGCATTAACTGGGGGATTCGCCTGAACTGGGGATTCCCGGCCAATACAGCTGACACGCTAAAAACGGAAATCCAGTACACGGCCAACAGCGATTTTTCCGATCCGTTGCTGCTGTCTGATGTGCCGTATCCGTCTGCTGAATATACGCAGCTCGGGCTAAGGGCGGGGCAGGAATTCTGGTACCGCGCGCAGTTGGTGGACAAGACCGGGAATGAATCGGGGTACACCGACTGGATCAGAGGGATGTCCAACGATAACGCCGATGACTACCTGGGCGATATTGCGGATGACTTCCTGACCTCTGCTGACGGGGATCGGCTCACTGGTGACATTGATACTAATCTCGAAGCCGCACTGCAGAACGCGCTGGCCAACCACGGAACCGCTGAGCATCAGTGGGCGCAATACGGTGAAGTGCGCGCCGATATCCTGATTGTTAAAACGACCATCGCTGATGTTGATAAGGCGATGGCTGAATTATCAACGCAGGTCCAGGCGCAGATAGATGACGTCACCGCCTCACTTGAGGATAAGCTCACGGCGGTGGTGGATGCGGATGGTGCCACCGCGATTTACACGCTGAAAACGGGTGTACGTATCAATGGCATAACGTACAACGCCGGGATGAGCATTGCAGTACTCGCGCAGGCGGGTCAGCCAGTGGTGACGCGCATTGGGTTTAACGCTAATCAGTTCGTTCTCATGAGCGGCAGCGGTGACACGCAATATTCTCCCTTTGCTGTCGTGAACGGTCAGGTATTCATCAGTTCTGCATTCATCCAGGATGGCACCATCACCAATGCCAAAATTGGCGCGTTTATTCAGTCCAACAATTACGTGCCAAACGTCTCTGGCTGGAGGCTGGATAAAGCGGGGACGTGGGTAAACTTCGGCAGCGATTCCGCGGGTGCCAGAAAGACAACCAATGTCACGGACAGCATCAGAGACAGCAACGGGGTTCTTCGTGTCCAGATTGGCAAACTGACGGGGGTATTTTAATGGCATGGGGTATTCAGACATGGGATGAGAATGGAGCGCCCAACAACTACGGCATAAAGCCGGTCTCCGTGGTGGGGCGAATCCCCCTGGCTTTCGGCCAGATGTCAGGGAGCTGGTCGTTCCCGATACCCGCAGGCATGAAAGTGGGGTTTGTGGTGTCTCTGGATGATGGAGCAACAAGCGTGGGCCGCAGAATTGTCGCTTCAGGAAACACGATTACTGTAACCAATGCAAATACGGTGGGGCTGGGGAATTATCCGGCCTCAAAGTGTGAGCTGGTCGTATTCATGGAGAAGGCGTGATGGATGATTATGGTGCAATGATAATGCTGGATAATGGCAATCCCTTTATCACGCCTCAATCAACCCCGTTTTGCCTTTATGCGCGGTTAATGGCCAATTCATCACCAGTGGGTAATTCACATTCAGCCACGGTTTCGATACAACTTGATCCAGGTTATCCCGTCATTGTTTTCTGCAAAACCACAAACACCACACAGGGAACAACGGTCAGTGCCGGAAGGCAGGGTAATACGGTCTTGGCATCGTCATCCAGTCCCGCCGGACAGCCTCATACCCTGACGGCCTATGTGTTTGCAATTTTTCCGCAGCACCTTCCCTCCTGGGGTTTTGCAATCTGGGACAGCTCAGGAAAGCTGGTGCTGACCAATGAAAGCCGTGTATTAACTGACCTTGTGACAGTGGGGACTCCGGGTGCTAACGGCGGCATAAATATTGATCAGACACTTTCAGGCTCCTGGGCTGTTGCTCCAGGAATATTAGGGTCTTCTGTCTATCAGACGTCTCAGGGTGGTCAGCCTGTAATTATCAACGTAACGGCCAGGACAGGATGCCGCTATAACGGCAGCACGACCCGGATAAATGCTGCGGGCGACCAGTTAGGGCAGGGGAGTCCAGCCGGAGGGACAAATACCGGAATAGCCATTACAGCCATCAATACGGCTAATTATGATTAATTTGATCGTTTAAAACGATCAAATCACGGGTATTGATCTGTTTAATCTATTTTCTATTATTTTGCCACCGGGGTATTTTTGAATAATTAATTTACTCCGGATGCAAAAATGAAAACGTGTTTAATCGGTATTGCGCTATGTTGCATACTTTCTTCATGCACAGGCCCCATTCTTGCTAAGCAGGATCCCGTATGTCAGGCCACCGCTTTCATGGGAGGGCAGGAGTATACGGTGCAGATTTATGGCGTGCGTGAAGTGGCGCATCAGACCGAATTCAGGGCGGGATATCCGTTTAACTGGCGATGGGTAAATAAGAATAATTTTACCCACACGACCTGTAAATAATACATCGTAATTACCTAACCCGCTTCGGCGGGTTTTTTATTGC